ACATCACAATATTGGGTCCAAAGATTTATAGATAGAGTTACAATAACTTTATACACAACACCAAGTTCAAGTCAGGCTGGTGACAGAGTTCAATTTTATTACATGAAAAGAATTGATGATGCAGGAGATTATACAAATGCAGCCGATGTTCCATACTACTACATTCCGTGTATGTGTGCAGGATTAGCTTATTATTTAAGTTTAAAATATGCACCAGACAGAACACAAAATTTAAAACTTTTATACGAAGACGAACTATTAAGAGCGGAGGCAGCGGATGGGTCAAGCAACAGTACATTTGTTACACCTAAGACCTATTACCCTAGTGTTTAATTATGGCAAGATTTGCAAAAGGAAAATATGCATTAGCAATCTCTGACATTAGTGGCCAAGCATTTCCATGGAATGAAATGGTCACACAATGGAATGGGTTATTTGTACACTATTCTGAATTTGAATCTAAACAACCACAACTAGATCCTAAACCAAGTCAAGCTGATCCAACTGCTTTACCAAAATCAAGACCACAACAACCACCACCTGATACATTAAGATTTTTAGATTTTAATCCTTTAAGAACTTTTGCTGCAGGCTCACCAATTATAAATGTAAACTCTCCTAATCATCAAAGAAATTATGGAGATCAAGTAAGATTTAGAGGAGCTCCTACAACCAGCTCTGCTGCTTCAACTGATCCACAGTTTAGTAATATTGCAAACATCGATGGAATTACTGGAGCAACTATTTGTCAAGCTGCGGGTTACACAGTTTATCCTGGTTTATATACTAGTTATACAACAACATTAAATGGAGCCATTGATGCAACTACAACAGATGTCATTTTATCTACAGTAAGTGGATTCAACGGAGTTGCAACATCACCTTTTGAACCTACAATTGCAAATCCAAGTGGCACACCGACATATGGTGCATTAGTAGGAACAGAAATTATTAGTTACACTGGAGTTGGTCCAGCAGATAATATTCAACAAACATTTTCTGTGAGAGTTGTAAATACTGCAAGTGGTAATAAATATTATATAGATAATGTACAACAAGATACATTAACTTTTATTAAAACTGGGACATATACTTTTAGTCAAACTGATTCTACTAACGAAACCCACCCTTTAAGATTTTACACAGCAGCAGATAAAAGCGGTGGAGAATATACAACTGGAGTCACAACGTTTGGTACTCCTGGAGTTACTGAAGGTGCATATACAAGAATTGTTGTAGATAGTTCAGCGCCTGCCACATTATATTATCAATGTTCAAGCCATGCAGAAATGGGTGGTCAAATTAATATAACAGAAGTTACAGACAATCAATTAACTGGGGTTACAAGGGGAGCTTTTGGATCTACAGCTGCTTCTCATAATTCAGGTGTTTCAGTTAGACTATTATTAACGCCAGCAAACAATTATTATTTTACTGCAGGTAGTAATGCAACTACTGGACAAATCGCTGGAGGAGGTTATAATGTATCTTCAGGTCCGGTAACATTAAAAACAATAGGACCACAGGCATAATATGGCATACACTTTAACAAACTTACAAGACGATATAAAAAGTTACACAGAAGTAGACAGCACAGTTTTTACTGAAGCTGTCTTAAATAGATTTATACAAAACGCAGAAGAAAGAATTTATAGATCGTTTGATGCTGACATGGAAAGACACTATGCTACATCAACTACAATTATTGGAAACAGATATGTTACCATCCCAGCAGATTTAAGGGTCATTAGATATGTTCAACTAAAAGATAGTTCTGGTAATCAAGTCTATTTAGAGCAAAGAGACCCTAGTTATATAGCGACTTATTACGACACACCAGGCACTGCATCTACCACTCTTCCTAAATACTATGCTAATTGGGATGAGAATTATTGGGTTATTGCACCTACGCCTAACGCAGCTTACGAAATTACGTTGGCGTATAATAAGAATCCAACTAGTCTAACTGACGCTAGTGTCAGTGCTACAGGGACCTATCTCTCGAATAAGTACCAAGATTTACTTTTGTATGCTTGCCTAGTAAATGCATATGCATACTTGAAAGGACCGCAGGATATGTTACAATACTATCAAGCGGCTTATAAAGAAGCTTTAGAAACGTATGCTACCGAACAAATTGGTCGTAGACGCAGAAACGAATACAATGATGGTGTTATTCGTCTTCCTATCAAATCTGAATCACCATCAAGTTATTAAAGGAGATAAAAAATATGGCAAACGTAATACCTTTTTCATTTAGAGGAGAACTCTTTTCGGGAACGCATAATTTTTCTTCTGGTGGTAACACATTTAAAATAGCGTTGTACACAGCAAATCCGTATACAACATCAAGCACGGTTAAAGTAGGAACTAGCGAAGTTAGTTCTTCTGGAGGAAGTAACTACACAACAGGTGGAGAAACTTTAGGTTCACAAGCTGTTGCTGCTTCGACAGCAGTTGCTTCAGTAGACTTTGCAGATGCAACTTGGTCATCAGCAACTTTTACAGCAGCCTTTGCAGCTATTTATAATAGTACTAACAGTGATAAACTTTGCGTTGTTTTAGATTTTGGAGGAAATAAAACTGCAACTAATGGCACGTTTAAAATTACCTTCCCAGATCCAGCAACACCAGCCAATGCAATTATAAGTATGGCATAGGAGAATAAATGGCTTTAGTAATAAATGACAGAGTAAAAGTAACAAGCACAACTACTGGCACAGGTGCGTTCGCACTTGGTTCAGCGGCAACTGGTTTTGAAACTTTTGCAGCAGGAATAGGAAACAACAATGAAACTTATTATTGTATCTTTAATCAAGGTACTAGTGAGTTTGAGGTAGGACGTGGTACATTAGATGGATCAAGTGCTAACTTAGCTAGAACTCAAGTTATCTCCAGTTCTAATTCAGACTCAGCTGTAGATTTTAGTTCAGGTACAAAAGATGTGTTCTGTACTTTACCTGCAAGTAAATCTGTTTATTTAGATGCTACAGGTAATCCGGTAGGAGCAGCAAGCAATGGTTTTGCATTAGCAATGGCGGTTGCATTATAGGAAATAAATATGGCACAAGATTTTAGAAACGTATTAGTTAGAACAATTGGAACATCAGATACTACACTGTTAGCGGGTGGAAACTATGATGCAGTTATTGGTATTAGATGTTGTAATATTTTAACATCAACTATTGCAATTGATGTTAAGATTGCAAAAGGCGGAGCTGATTACTTTTTAGCAAAAGGAGTAGTTATTCCACCAAACTCTGCAATTGAATTAATTCAAGGTGGAGCAAAAATTGTTTTAGCTAGTGGTGATACGTTAGAAGCCGTCTCTGATACAGCAAGTAGTTTAGACGTGGTTCTTTCGTACATCGATACAATTAGTTCGTAGGAGGAATTATGACTGCAATAATAAATGGTATCCAATATATTGGAGGCCAAACAGGACCGAATGAATTTATACCCAATCAAGCGGCAACGATTGATGGTACACAAACTATAGAAAGCGCTGTACTAGCAGGACCAATAACTATTCCTGCAACTATAACAGTAACAGGAACGTTGGTAATAGTTTAATGAGTAAAATAGAGGTAAATACAGTTGCACCACAATGCGGAACTACTTTAACACTAGGTGAATCTGGTGATACAGTAACTTTAGGAAGTGGTGCTAGTCAATCTGGTTTTGGTAGAACAGGGACCGTTGATTGGCAAACTGGATCTATTAAAACAGCGACTTTCACAGCAGCAAATGGTGAGGGTTATTTCGTAGATACCACTTCAGGTGCAATCACAGTTACACTTCCAGCTTCACCATCATCAGGTGATATAGTAGCAGTAGCAGATTATGCAGGAACAGCTGGAACTAATAGTATTTTTTTAGCAAGAAATGGTTCTAACTTTGAAGGAGCTGCTAATGATGGTGAAATTTCTGGAGATAGAAATACATTAACAGTAGTTTATGTTGATGCAACACAAGGTTGGGTACCTGTTAATGAAAATGTTGGTTCTTCAGAAAAAAATGTATTTATTTCAGCAACAGGTGGAACCGTTACAACTTGCGGAGATTTTAAAATTCATACATTCACAGGACCAGGTACTTTTTGTGTTTCAGCGGGTGCAGGTCCAGTAGCAAAAGTAGATTATGTAGTAGTAGCTGGAGGAGGTGGTGCTGGTGGTTCTACTAACCCTGGCGGAGGTGGAGCAGGAGGTGGAGCAGGAGGTTATAGAGAATCTCATTGTTCAACTACATCTGGTAGTTATGCAGCTAGTCCATTAGCAAGTTCAACTTCTTTACCTATTTCAGTAACAGGTTATCCAATTACAGTCGGCGGAGGTGGAACAGGAAAAGGACCAGGAGCTTATGTAAATGGATTTGGTTCAAATTCGATTTTTAGCACAATAACATCTGTAGGAGGTGGCGATGGTGGAATGAATAACAGTCCTGGAGAAGTTAGACCACCAACTACAATTTCAGATGGCTCAACATCAACAAGCACATATAATGGTGGACAAGGTGGATCTGGAGGTGGAGGTGGTTTTTTTAATCATTTAGGTGGTAAAGGAAATGAGCCTCCTGTAAGTCCATCACAAGGAAATAATGGTGGACAAGGTTCTGCAGGTCCACAATATTCTGGTGGTGGAGGAGGCGGTGCTGGAGCAGTTGGTTCTAATGCTTCTCCAGGTGCTGGAGGTAATGGAGGTGCAGGTGTAACATCATCTATAACATTATCACCAGTTGCTAGAGCTGGAGGAGGAGGTGGGGCTTCTTCTAGTAGTACAGATGGTTCAGGAGGATCAGGTGGTGGTGGATCAGGAACTTCGCCTGGTGGCACAGGAGGTGCAGGAACAGCTAACACTGGAGGAGGAGGTGGCGCTGGTGGATCACCAACAGATGCTACTGGTGGAGCAGGCGGATCAGGTATAGTTGTAATAAGGTATAAATATCAATAATTATGACAAGTACAATTAAAGTAAACAACATACAAAACCAATGCGGTGCTAACATCATTAATGAAAGCTCTAACACAATAACTTTAGGTGCAAGTGGCGATACCATTACTCTTGCATCAGGTGCATCGCAAACAGGTTTTGGTAGAACAGGAACTGTAGATTGGGTAACAACACCAAAGACTGCTACATTTACCGCAGTAAATGGTGAAGGATATTTTATAAATTCTGGAAGTGCTCTAACAGCAAATTTACCTGCTGGATCAGCAGGAGCTATTGTAGCTTTTTCTGATTATGCAAGAAATTTTGGAACATATAATTTTACAATAAGTCCAAATGGTTCAGAAAAAATTGGTGGTATAGCAACTGATGCAGTGTTAGCGAATGATGGTCAAGCTGCAACTTTTATATATGTAGATTCAACAAAAGGTTGGATTAATGTTCAAAACGTAGATGATTCAGTAGTAGGAGCACAATTTGTAGCAGCAACAGGAGGAAACACAACTGCAACCGTTGATACAAATTTTAAAGTTCATACATTTACAGGTCCAGGTACATTTTGTGTATCTTCTGCAGGAAATTCTGCAGGATCTAACAAAGTAGATTATTTAATAGTTGCCGGCGGTGGTGGCGGAGCTACTCAACACTCTGGTGGTGGAGGTGCAGGAGGTTTTAGAGGATCTTTTCCAAGCCCTAATGGTAACGCAGGTACAACACCAGTTTCAGTTCAAGGTTATCCAGTAACAGTTGGGGGTGGAGGAGCAAAAACTCCTACTGGCCCTAACGTAAATACAACAGCAACGCCAGGTGTTAATTCAACTTGGAATTCAATTACTTCAGCTGGTGGTGGTGGCGGTGGAGGCTACAATGGTTCAGGTCCTTTTGTTGCTGGTGCTAGTGGTGGATCAGGCGGCGGCGGTGCATCTGGGGCTCCAGGTGGCACAACTAGTGAACAAGGATCAGGAGGAGCAGGAAATACTCCTCCTCAATCTTCGCCCGCATCCCCCGTTCAAGGTCACGCTGGCGGATTTGGAACTGGTCACAATTATGGAGGCGGCGGTGGTGGCGGTGCTGCAGCAGTTGGAGCTAACGCTGGTACATCTCCAACAAATACTGCTGGTGCAGGAGGTGCTGGAAAACAAAACAATATTGATGGTAATAACTACTACTGGAGTGGTGGTGGCGGTGGTGGATCTCACGATTATTTAGGTGGAGCTGGTGGAATTGGCGGTGGTGGTGGCGGCGGTTCTTGTAGTGGTACTGCTGGAACCGGTGGAGGATCAGCAATTAATGCTGGAGGAAATGGTTCTAACACTAGTCCATCTTCAAATAAAACAGGTGGTAATGGTGGAGATAATTCTGGTGGTGGCGGAGCTGGTTCTGGTAATAATGGTTCTGATGCTGGAAACGGTGGATCAGGAATAGTAATATTAAGGTACAAATTTCAATAGGTAATATGAGTGAAATAAAAGTAAATAAAATTAGTCCAAGAACAGCGTGTGGTACAACTACATTAGGGGATAGTGGAGACACATTCACAATTCCTAGTGGTGTAACAATTACAAACAATGGAACACAGACAGGTTTTGGTAGAACAGGTGCAGTAGATTGGCAAACATCTAGTATTAAAACAAGCACATTTACAGCAGCAAGTGGCGAAGGATATTTTTGTAATACAACATCTGGTGGTTTTACAGTAAACCTACCTGCTGGATCAGCGGGTGCAATTGTAGCTCTTTCAGATTATACAAGAACTTTTAATACAAATAATTTAACAATTAGTCCAAATGGTTCTGAAAAAATAGGTGGTGTAGCGGATGATGCAATATTAAATGTTAATGGTCAGGCTATTACTTTAGTTTATGTGGATGGAACTGAAGGTTGGATTAATGTTCAAAATGCAGAGGACACAGAAACAGGATTAACTCCAGCTTTTGTTGCAGCTTCTGGTGGAAACACAACAGCCACTGTTTGTACAAATTTTAAAGTTCATACATTCACAGGACCAGGAACTTTCACTGTAAGTAATGCTGGTAATGCAGCAGGTTCTAACAAAATAGATTATTTAGTAGTCGCTGGTGGAGGTGGCGGAGCCACTCAACACTCTGGTGGAGGAGGTGCAGGAGGTTTTAGAGGATCTTTTCCAAGTCCTAATGGTAACGCAGGCACAGAAACAGTTACAGCACAAGCTTATCCAATTACAGTTGGTGGGGGTGGCGCTGGACAATCTGCTGCTCCTAGTGCAGGTGGGACAGCAACATCAGGTTCTAATTCTACTTGGAGTACAATCACTTCAAACGGTGGTGGTGGCGGTGGAGGTTATGATGGTGGTTGTGGAGTAGCTGGTGCTAGTGGTGGATCAGGCGGTGGTGGTGGATCTGCTAGTGGACCTGGGACTCAAGCTCCCCCAATAGCAGCAGGAGGGTCAGGAAATACTCCCGCTCAATCTTCACCCGCATCACCCGTTCAAGGTTTCGATGGTGGATCAGGAGCAGGTCACCAATCTGGAGGTGGTGGCGGAGGTGGTGCCGCAGCAGTTGGTGGAAATGGTGCTGGTGGAACTGGTGGAAACGCTGGTGCAGGAGGCGCTGGAAAACAAAATAATATTGATGGTAATAACTACTACTGGGGCGGTGGCGGTGGTGGTGGATCTCACGCTAACACTGGTGGAGCTGGTGGAATTGGTGGCGGAGGTGGAGGTGGATCTGTTCCTACTGATAGTGCTGGAGCTGGTGGTGGATCAGCAATTAATGCAGGTTCAGCTGCTTCAGGTCCTGGAAATGGTGGAGCTGGTGGAACTAACTCTGGTGGTGGAGGTGGTGCTAGTTTTTCTAATGGTACTAATGGTGCAACCGGCGGTTCAGGAATTGTAATAATAAGATATAAATTTCAGTAGTTGAATGGTAATTAAAATTAATATATAAGGAGAAACATTATGGCACATTTTGCAAAACTAGGAGCTAACAGTAAAGTTATTCAAGTATTAACACTTGATAACAAAGATATGTTAAATGCTGATGGTGTTGAAGATGAATCAGTAGGTCAACAATATTTAGAACATCACAATAATTGGCCTGCACAAATGTGGATTCAAACTTCATATAATACATCTGGTAATAAACATAACTCTGGCGATAACTCAAAAGCATTTAGAGGAAACTACGCAGGTATAGGTTATGAATGGGATGAAGATAACAATATCTTTTGGCCTAAAAAACCTTTTTCATCTTGGGTAAAAGATACTACAACTGCATCTTGGAAATCACCAATAGG